CCATCTCGGTGAATTTGAATGAGTATACAACTTCAGTAGGTTTAACTACGTATCCGACAATACAAAGGAGAAAATTTGGTCTTCGCTCAACTGGGGCACTTTCAAAAATTGATTTATAACATATAAATAAAGAAAAAAAGGAATAATAATGTCTGCAATTGTTACTGATCAATTTCGAATATTAAATGCCGGTAATTTTGTAGATTCGGTTAAAGATTCAAACAATTCGTATTATATATTCTTAGGTCTTCCAAATCCCACAGCAGTTGGATTTGGAAGATCTTCAACCTGGGATGAAGCAATTCCAACTCCAATTGACAATTTTAATTATTTAAATCACTCTAGAGATACTATATTATTTGGAAAGAAAATAACAACTGGCAATATTAGAAGATTAATTAGACGAGTTGATTGGACTAAAAATACCATATATGAACTGTATCGTCATGATTATTCTGTCAGTAATCCATCACGAAAAACTAATTCATATAGATTATATGATGCGAACTATTATGTAGTTAATAGCGATTATAGAGTTTATTTGTGCATAGACAATGGATCATCCTCAGCAAACAGACTAGGAAATCCTTCCCAAGATGAGCCAAAATTTGTCGATTTAGAGCCATCTAGGGCAGGAGAAAGTGGAGATGGGTATGTTTGGAAATATTTGTTCACAGTTAGTCCTTCAGATATTATAAAATTTGATTCTATAGAGTATATTTCTGTCCCAATTGATTGGGATACTACAACTGATCCTGATATATCTGCCATAAGAAATAGTGCAGATTCATCAGTAAATACCAATCAAATTAAAAAAGTTTATATAGAATCTGCAGGTTCTGGATATACACAATCAACCTCAGAATTGGATATTATAGGGGATGGTGAAGGTGCAAAAGTCATAGTTGATGTTGTTGGTGGAAGAATAAATGATGTGATAGTTTCTAGTGGAGGAAAAAACTACACTTATGGAAGAGTAGACTTATCTTCAATAAATCAAAGTGCAACTTCTTTTGCACACTTAATACCAATTATACCGCCATCAAAGGGACATGGTTATGACATTTATAATGAACTTGGATGTGAAAGAGTTTTACTTTATGCTAGATTTGACGATTCTACAAAAGATTTTCCAACAGATGCAAAATTTGCACAAATTGGTATACTTAAAAATCCAAACATTGCTGGATCTTCAAGTTCCATTTTTTCAGGGGATACATTCTCTGGCGTACACGCAATAAAATTATTATCAAATTCAGTTTCTTATCCGGATGATGCAATACCAGGAAATCCAATATATCAAACAATAAGCGGTGTTGGAACAGCAATAGGATATATTGCATCATTTGATCAACAAACAAATGTTTTGAAATATTTTACGGATAGATCTTTATATTATAATTCATTATCATACGACCAAAAAGATTCTAAAGATGTTGCGTTTAAATCTAAGGCAGTTGGATTTTCTACAATAGGTGGTGTAATAACATCATCAAATTCATTCAGTGGATCTATTGATATAAACTTCAGTGGCATAACCACAGATTTAACTTCAACTAAATCTGTTAATTTAGGTTCAACATTTATAAATGGAATGTCTCAACCAGAAATAAATAAATCATCTGGCGATGTAATTTATTTGGACAACCGACCGCTTGTAACTAGAAGTCCAAGGCAAAAAGAAGACATTAAAATTGTACTGGAATTTTAACTAAAATGGAAAAAACAGATTTAAACGTTTCCCCTTATTATGACGATTTTGATGCAGAAAAAAATTTTTATAAAGTTTTATTTAAACCAGGATTTCCAGTTCAAGCTAGAGAATTAACAACATTACAGAGTATATTACAAAATCAAATTTCTGCTTTTGGAAATAATATATTCAAAGATGGTTCGGTAGTTATCCCTGGAAATATTTCTTTTAATAGAAATTATTATGCAGTTAAAATTGATCCAGTACATCTTGGTTTAGATGTAGAATTTTATGTAGATAGTTTGGTAGGTAAAAAAATAAAAGGTCAAACTTCTCAAATAACTGCAATAGTTCAAAATGTAGTTAAAAGAATAGACTCTACAGAAAATGTAACTACATTATACGTAAAATACTTATCAGCAAATACCCAATTTGAATCTTCTCAATTTGTAGATGGGGAAACACTGATTACAGAAGAGACATTTAGTTACGGAAATACTTCTATAACATCAGGCAGCACAATAGCAACTCTTTTAGAAACAAATTCCACTAGCACGGGATCAGCAGTTTCTATTTCTCCTGGAATTTATTTTATTAGAGGATACTTTGTTTCAGTAGCAGAAGACACTTTAATACTTGACCAATATACAAATTCACCATCTTATAGAGTTGGATTGAGTGTTTTTGAAGAAGTTGTTACTGCAAAAAGTGATACTAGTTTATATGACAATGCAAAAGGATTTACAAACTACTCTGCTCCAGGGTCAGATAGATTTAAAATCTCAACCAAATTATCAAAAAAACTTTTAAGTGATTATGATGATAAAAGTTTTATAGAATTACTAAGAATTACTGATGGGCAAGTCAAAAAAATAAAAGAAACAACAGATTATTCATTAATAAAAGATTTCTTAGCAAAAAGAACTTATGAAGAATCTGGCAATTATACCTTAGCACCATTCAATATAGAAGTCGAAGAGTCTCTTAACAATTTAATAGATTCTAATGGAGTTTTTACTTCAAATCAAAGAACAGATCAAAACAATGTTCCATCTGAAGATTTATTGTGTGTTAAAATTTCTTCAGGTAAGGCATATGTTGGTGGTTATGATGTTGAAAATACAGGAACAGTTTTATTAGATGTAGAAAAACCAAGAACAACCGAATCTTTAAGGAATGTTCCTGTTCCATTTGAAATGGGAAATTTACTTATCTTAAATAATGTTTCAGGATCTCCTTTTGTGGGTATTGATAATAATTATTCTATTGATCTTTTTAACTATAGAAAATCAAGTACAATTTCCGGAACTGGAACAACTATAGGTAAAGCAAGAGTATATTCATTTTCTTCAAGTGATTCGGCTTATGTAGATCCTTCTTCAAGATTTAATTTATATCTGTATGATGTGCAAACATATACAGTATTGACATTAAGTGCTTCATTAACTTCTAACGAATGCCCAGAAACTTCATATATTAAAGGATTAAGTAGTGGAGCATCTGCATATGTTGTTGGATCTCCAAATGAAAAAGAACTAACAGTGTCTCAAGTTTCTGGAACATTTATTCAAAATGAACAGATTACCATAAACAATAATACTGGTATAACTAGAGTAGTATCTTCAATAAAAACATACGGAAGTCAAGATATTAAATCAGTCTATCAAGATTCTTCCAGTCTAGGTCTAAGCACTGATTTTTCTGCAGATACTTTTTTACAGAAACAAATAGCACCTAACTTTAATATAACTGATGTAATAACTATTAGTGAAGGAGCATCTGGGATAAGCACGGTAACTTGTTCCGGGAAAAATTTTGTAGGAATAAAAAGTGATGCTATTATTAGATATCAAAGATCTGGTTTTTCTACAGAATCATATGCAAGGGTTGTTTCAGTAAATAATGGCGGTTTATCTTTAACTATTGCCCCAGTTTCAAACGTTACAAATGTTTGTGTTGGTTCTTTACCACAAACAACAATTAACTCTACATTTTTCTTAGGCGAATCGTCAATTAAAAATGAGGACAAATCTTACTTATATTCAAAACTTGGCAATTCCAATATATCTTCAGTTGATTTAGGTGGGGCATCCCTAACTATAAAAAAACAAGTAACTGGAAAAAGTACTTCAAATACAGGAACATTAAATTTATCCGCGTCAAGTGATATTGGTGTTTCAAACGCATATTTTTCTCAATATAGACCTGAAAGATATGCTTTATTCTACAGTGATGGAGTTGTTGATCCTCTTTCTTCAGATAAAATAAGATTTGCAGATAATGGAGCGACACTACTTATTTCTGGATTAAGACCATCCCAGTCTAATATAACTATTCAAGTTACTGCTATAAAAAATGTAGTAAGAAATAAAACAAAAATTTATAAAAAAAGTGAAAGTATTATAATAGATAAAACTTCTTCGTCTATCACTGCTAATCTTAGTGGTCTGTCAACTAGTCCATATTATGGATTGAGGATAGAAGATGAAGAAATATCTTTAAATGTTCCAGATGTTGCAAAGATAGTAGGAATTTTCGAATCTTTAGATAGTAATCCAGCACAACTTGATAGATTAATTTTCCCATCAGGAACTAGTTTAAATTCAACTGTAATTGTTGGAGAGTATTGTAGAGGTGCAACAAGTAATGCAGTTGGACAAGTAATATCATCTTCATCAAATGAAGTTGAATTTGTTTATTTAAATGGAAACAAGTTTCAACCACTAGAAGTTGTAAAATTTGAAGAATCTAAAGTTTCTTCCCAATTAACTTCAATTTATGAAGGAAGATATATTAATAAAACTGGCGATTATTCTTTAGATGGTGGGCAAAGGGAACAATATTATGATTATTCCAGAATAAAAAGAAGAGTTGGTACTAGTTCACCAACAAAAAAATTAACAATTATATTCAATTATTATGAAGTGGATTCTATTGATAGTGGAGATGTTTATACCGTAAATAGTTATGATTCAGAAAGATATAAAAAAGATATACCAAAATTAAGTACAAATATTTCTCTAAGTGATGTATTGGATTTTAGACCTAGAGTTTCTAAATTTACTTCTATTGGTTATTCTCCTTTTGCATTTTCGTCCAGAAACTTTTTATCTGCACTAAGTCCTTCTTCAATTATTGCACAAAATGAAACTTCTTCGGTTGGTTATTCATACTACGTTCCAAGAATTGATAGAGTAGTTTTAACAAAAACTGGATTATTCCAATTAATAAAAGGCAATCCAGCAATAAATCCAAATCCACCTTTGACTTTAGATGATTCAATGGATGTTGGAATAATTAAATATCCACCATACGTTTACAATATTAGTGACATAAAAGTTACTCAAATTGAAAATAAGCGTTATACTATGAAAGATATTGGAAAACTAGAAGATAGAATTAAAAGTTTAGAAGAATTTGCATCTTTAACATTATTAGAATTAGATACAAAATCTTTACAAATAATTGATGAAGATGGATTAAGTAGATTTAAATGTGGATTCTTTGTTGATAATTTTAAAACTAATAATTTTATTGAAATTTCAAATTCCGACGCCAAATCTGCAATTGATGGTGAAAAAAATGAATTAACTACTGACGTTTCATTATATTCATTAAAAACACAAATTTTACCAAGTGAAAATATAAATTTTGAGAGTGCTGATTTTTCAACGAATATAGATTTGTTTGATCCAAATGTTAAAAAGACTGGAGATTTAATTACATTAAATTATAATGAAGTTGAATGGGGAGATATAGCACAACCATTTGCTACTACTGAAGAAAATTTAAATCCTTTTGGACTAACAGATTTTTCAGGAAATCTAACATTGCGCCCATCAACAGATTCTTGGGTTAGAACTATTAATAATTTTAAAGGATCTGTAGTAAAAACACAAAGTGATTGGGAAAATACTTATCTCCAAAATTTAATACTAAGCAATGAGTCTGGAGAAAAATTAAGATCTAGAAATGTTGAATTTACTGCAAAAAATTTATTGCCTTCTACAAAGTATTTTTCATCGTTTGATGGCAAATCTGATATTGATATAATCCCAAAACTTTTAAAAATATCAATGGTATCCGGAATATTTAAATCTGGAGAAACCGTTGACGGTTATGTTGGATCTAATAGAGTTGCTTGTTTTAGATTAGCAGATTTAGATCACAAATTTGGTTATTATGGAAATCCAACAGAAAAGTATACAATAAATCCATATGACCCAACAAATGTCCTTAGTGTATATTCACAGTCATCTACTATAATTAATATAGATACTTATTCTTTAATGGATGAGTCTGATGGTAGATATTACGGATATACTCCTTATGGAATGCTTTTAGTTGGAAGAACTAGTGGAGCTCAAGCAACTGTCCAAAATCAAGAGTTGATAACCGATAATTATGGGGATTTAATAGGTTGTTTTTATATCAGAAACCCATATGTAAATCCAATGCCATCTACATCATTTATACTTGGTGATAAAACTTTTAAATTACAATCTCAGGGATCTTCTACAATAAGTTATTGTGAAACTTCTTTCTATGTGTCAAGAAATCCAAATTCATATAATGGAACTCTAGTTAGAAGACCTGTAATATCTAGAGATTTACTAGCAAATAAGCATCCATTAATACAAACATTCAAAACAGATAATACAGGTGGATTTTTAACATCAATTGATTTATTTTTCTCAGAAAAAGATTCTGATGAGAAATTAACGTTAGAAATAAGAGAATCTGATCTTGGTGGAAATCCAACTAAAAAATTACTTCAAGATTATGCAAGAGTTAGTGTTTTACCATCTAATATTAAAACTTCACCTAATGGAAGCACACCAACTAATATAAAATTAAATTCTCCATTATATCTAGAACCAAATAAGCAATATTGTATTGCGATTTATTCGCCATCATCCTCAAAATATAAAATTTGGACCGCAGAATCAAATAAAGCAACTGTTGAAACGCAAACTTATCCTAATTCTTTACAAGTATTTTATTCAAATCAATATATTGGTGGTCATTTATATAAATCCCATAATGGAACTGGACCTGTTGCATCATTATATCAAGATTTGAAATTTAAATTTTATAAAGCTCAGTTTTCACAATCTAGTGGAACCGCATATTTTGTTAATCCCAACTTAAGTAATAATTTGGGAGAAGATTATGACAGCAACATTGAAAAATTAGTCGAAAATCCGATAACTGCATATCCGAGAAAGCTAGTAATTGGAATAACAACTTCATATGGAAGTTCTGCACAAAATGTATATAGTATTGGAAGAAAGATAGTTTCTAATGCAAATAGCAATTATGGATTTATTGAGCAAGTTGGTGGAAATATCTTGACCTTAACTGCATCCAATGTTGGAACTGGATATTCTGATGGTACTTTTACTAATGTTCCGTTATATACAATTCAAGGATATGGTCCAAATGTAGTAAGTGCTTCTGCAAATATAACTATTTCTGGTGGAAAAATATCAAATGTTTCTATAGCAAGTAGTGGAGAAGGATATGCTTTAGGTGATATGCTGGGAATAACAACCAGTTACATTGGAAAAGGATCAAATGCTACATTATCAGTTTCCGCAAGAGCAAATATTGATACTTTATATTTAAAGAATGTTTATATGCAAGAATTTGCCAGTGGAACAGGGTTATCATACTATGATAATACCACTTTAGTTTCATTGGCTGGAACTTCTACAAGAAATCCAGCATATGTTCCTAGTGATTTATATACAGGAAATGTTTTCAAAGTTAATCATTATAGTCATGGAATGCACGCAAATAACAATATGGTTATAATAAGTGGCGTATCTCCAGACACAACACCAGAACCTTTACAATCATCTTTAGTTTCATCAAGCACAGTTATATCAATAGCCAATACATCAAACTTTACAACGTTTGAGGGAAGAGTTGTTTCTGGTATTAACACTGGTTATGTTCTAATTAATAATGAAATTATTTCTTATTATGCGGTAAACAGTGGTTCATTATCAATTTTAAGTAGAGGAATCAACAATTCTGCTAGCAGAAATCACGATCCTGGATCATTAGTATACAAATACGAATCTAATAATGTTTCTTTAATTAGGATAAACGCAAATCACGTCCTTCCATCAAATTCCTCATTATTATCTTCCCTAAGAGATGCTGATAATTATTATTTACAATTTGGGCAATATGACAATGTAAATGCAATATTTGCAAATGAAAAAACTTTTGGCGGAGGAAATTGTAAAGCTACTCAAAACTATCAATTTAATTCAATAATACCTAAATTTAATATAATTTCTCCAGACAGAACATCAATTTCTTCCTTAATTAGAACTATTTCCGGTACTAGTGGAGGAGGATCTGAGGCATCATTCTTAGATCAAGGTTATTCTGAAATCTCTTTAAATTCCAAAAACAATTTCAATACACCTAGGTTAGTAGCATCAAAAATTAACGAAACTAGAAATCTTCAATTTATACCTAGATCAAAATCATTAACCATAGGAATAAATTTACAATCTTCGGATGTAAATTTATCTCCAGTGATTGATTTAACAGAGTCCACATCAGTTGCTCTAATTAGAAATAGATTAAATTCCCCAATTACAAATTATTCTTCTGATCCAAGGTCAAATAATCTAGTAAATGATCCTCACGCATCAGTTTACATTTCTAAACAAATAAATTTAGTAAAACCAGCAACTTCACTTAAAGTTATAACAAACACTTATAGATCTTCAAGTAGTAATCTTAGAGTATTATATAAATTAATTAGAGCAAATTCAACAGGAACAGATCAGTCTTATGAACTTTTCCCCGGATATAATAATTTAAATGATCTTAATGGGGATGGAATTGGGGATACTATCATTAATGTTTCTTTAAATGATGGATTGCCCGATTCGTTTGTTGGAGCAAATCAAGAAGGTGAATTTTCGGAATATCAGTTCACTGCTCAAAACTTAGATCAATTTGTTGGATTTTCTATTAAGATAGTAATGAGTGGATCTAATGAGGCAACTCCACTGAAATTTAAAGATATAAGAGTTATTGCTTTAGCGTAATGATACCAATAGAAGGACATAAAAATTTATATCGTGATGAAGAAACTGGTGCTATAATTAATACTGATAATTATGAGTATTTAAATTATACTAAAATAAAAAAAGAAAAATTAAAGCAAAAATTTGAAATAGAAAATTTAAAGAACGAACTTTCAGAAATTAAATTACTGCTAAGGAGATTATTAGATGAATCCTCAAGAGATTAATTTATCATCAATAGATAAACTTTTCGAATATGAAAAACACTGTAGATTAATTGATTCTCTCAGTATTGATGATCTGAAACTTTTTTCTAAATTATATTTTAAGATGTATTTAAAACAACAAGAAGTAATAAGTTCTATCGAGAATATTGGGTTATAAATACTTTTAAAATTAGTTATTTTCATTAAATGGCATCAGTATACGTAAGTAACCTTGTCATTAATTCTGGAGCAGATTTTTCTCAAGATTTTTTCTTAGAAAATAGTTCTACTAATTCAGCTTTAGACTTAAGTACTTCATCAATTTCTTCTCAAATGAGGAAATGGTCTGGAAGTTCCGGGGTAACTACATTTACTACATCTGTGGTTAATTCATCTTCTGGTCAAATAAGAATTGGATTATCTTCAGTGACAACTGCTAGATTAAAACCTGGTAGATATGTCTATGATGTTTTAATTACAACTACAAGTGGTGTTACAACTACAACTTCAAGAGTAGTAGAAGGCATGGCTTTGGTAAGAGAAGGCGTTACTCATTAGTATCAAATATGTCTAAACCAGCATCCAGACAACAACTTATAGATTACTGCTTACGAAGACTTGGGGCACCAGTTTTAGAAATTAATGTCGATGAGGATCAAATAGATGATTTAGTTGATGATGCTTTACAGTACTTCCACGAAAGACACTTTGATGGTGTTGAAAGGATGTATTTAAAATATCAATTAACTCAAGAAGACATTGATAGAGGCACTGCAAATGCAAATTCTCCAGTTGGTTCTGGTATAGTTACAACTACCGGATCATCAACTATTAATGGAGTTTCCAAAGCATTTAATTTTTACGAATCTTCAAATTATATACAAATTCCAGATTCTGTAATTGGAGTTGAAAAAATATTTAAATTTAATGCTAGTACAATATCATCAGGAATGTTTAGTATTAAGTATCAATTATTTTTAAACGATTTATACTACTTCAACTCTATACAACTTTTGCAATATTCTATGGTAAAAACATATCTTGAAGACATTGATTTTTTACTGACTACAGATAAACAAGTTAGATTTAATAAAAGACAAAATAGGTTATATTTAGATTTCAATTGGGAAGGTAACAAAGCAGGAGACTTTTTAGTAATAGACTGCTTTAGAATTTTAGATCCTAATGATTTTCCTAAAGTATATAATGATAGTTTTCTTAAGAAATATTTAACTGCTTTAATTAAAAAACAATGGGGTCAAAATTTAATTAAATTTAGAGGTGTCAAACTTCCTGGCGGAATAGAATTAAATGGAAGAGAAATATACGAAGATGCAGAAAGAGAACTAGAAGATATCAAACAAAGAATGTCATTAGAGTATGAACTTCCACCATTAGACATGATAGGATAATATGGCATTAAATCCATTTTTTCTTCAAGGTTCTCCAGGAGAACAAAGATTAGTTCAAGAATTGATAAATGAACAACTCAAAATTTATGGTGTTGAAGTTTTATACATACCAAGAAAATTTGTAAGAAAAGATACAATTCTGAATGAAGTAACATCATCTAGATTTGATGATAATTTTTCTATAGAAGCTTATGTTAGCAATTACGAAGGATATGGAGGGTCTGGAGATATTTTAACTAAATTTGGAATGAGTTTAAGAGATGAATTAGTTCTGATAATATCAAGAGAACGATTTGAAGACTTTATTGTTCCATTTTTAGAATCAATGGACGATAATGAGATTACTTTATCATCTAGACCAAGAGAAGGAGATATAATATATTTTCCATTAGGAAAAAGGTTGTTTGAAGTTAAATTTGTAGAGCATGAGCAACCATTTTATCAGTTAGGGAAAAATTATGTTTATGAATTAAAATGTGAATTATTTGAATATGAAGATGAAATTGGTGGATTTTCAGACTCCAATACTGCAGTTGATGAAATTGATGGGACTTTACAATCTCAAGGTTATATTTCTTCTTTGTCTTTATTTTCTTTTGGTCAAACTGCAACAGCAACTGCAGGTATTTCTAGTGGTTATATTAGAAGAGTTTTTATAAACAATGATGGAAGTGGGTATGTAGGAATACCGACAGTTTCTTTTAGTTTACCACCATCCGGAGGAACAAAAGCTTCTGGTGTTGCAATTACAACCTGTAAAGGTGGTATTTGTTCTATTAAAGAAATTTTATTAACAAATCCCGGATCTGGATATACTACAATCCCAACAGTAACAATACATTCTAATGGGTATGGTGTTGGTGCAGCAGCAACAGCAGAATTAGTACAGGGATATTATGGTGCAAGAGTTACTGGTATTCAAACAACCGGAGGTGGATATGTAAATCCACCAGTTGTTACATTTAGTTCTCCTAATATTGGATCGGGAATAACTGCAAGGGGAATTTCAGTTGTTGGTTCTTCTGGAACAATAACACAAATTTTAATAAGAGATGCTGGTCTAGGTTATACATCTAACCCAATAATAACTATTGCACCTCCACCATTAATGACTGGTATAGGAACGTATAAATTTAATGAAATTGTTAGAGGTTCACAGTCTGGAACAACAGCAAGAGTTAAATCTTGGGACAAAGATACTAATATTTTACAGATAGGAACTATAAATGGATCATTTATTGCTGGTGAATCTATAATAGGAACGGCCTCTTCTGCAACTTATACTTTAAAAATAGCATCTCAAGGTGAATTTGTTGATAAATATCAACAAAATGATGAAATTGAAGAAGAAGCAGATCTTATTCTCGATTTCTCTGAATCAAATCCATTCGGTAATTACTAATGTTAGGAACTTATTACTATCACGAAATTATTAGAAAAACAATAGTTTCATTTGGAACTTTATTTAATCAGATTTATATAAAACATAAAGATTCTGATGGCGACACGTATAGTGAAATAAGAGTTCCTCTTGCTTATGGACCATCTCAAAAGTTTTTGGCGAGAATTGAACAACAATCAGATTTAAACAAACCAGTTCAAATAACATTGCCCAGAATGTCGTTTGAAATGAATAGTATTCAATATGATTCAACGAGAAAATCTGGAATAACACAAACCTTTAAAGCTTCTGATGGTCAAAATTTAAAAAAAGTTTATATGCCGGTTCCATATAATATTGGATTTGAATTGAACATTTTGAGCAAACTTAATGATGATGCTCTTCAAATAGTTGAACAAATTTTGCCATATTTTCAACCAGGATTTACATTAACTATTGATTTAATTGATTCTATAGGAGAAAAGAGAGATGTTCCAGTAGTTTTAGAGAACATTTCTTTTCAAGATGATTATGAAGGTGATTTTTCCACAAGAAGAGCTTTAATTTATACTTTACAATTTACGGCAAAAACTTACATGTTTGGTCCTATAGCAGAATCTACAGATGGTCTAATTCGTAAGGTTCAAATTGATGCTTATTCAGATTCCAATGTTTCTACTGCTAAAAGGGAAATGAGATATACAGCAGTGGCTGAAGCAAAGGTTGACTACAATAACGATGGTGTTATCAATTCATCAGATAGACCATTTATTGATCCTGATGATGATTTTGGATTTAGTGATTCTTGGGAGTTTTTTGATGACTCTAAATCATACAGTCCAACTCAAAAATCTGATATTTGATTGATATGAAAAATAGTTACGATAAACTGGATAAAGCATTAAACCTTGACGCCCAAATAATTGAAAGTGATTCTAAAGATTGTGAAATAGAAATTATTAAACCAGAAGAACAAAATGATATAAAAAAAGATTATGAATATACAAGGGCAAATTTATACTCATTAATTGAAAAAGGTCAAGAGGCAATTAATGGGATTATGGAACTTGCTGGAGAAGGTGGAAGTCCCAGAGCATATGAAGTTGCTGGTCAACTTATAAAAAACGTTGCTGATACAACAGATAAACTCATAGATTTGCAGAAAAAATTAAAAGATGTTGAAGAAGAAGCAGTAAGAACTACCAATAATGTAACCAATAATGCAGTTTTTGTAGGATCTACTTCAGAACTTTCCAAGTTATTAAAACAAGGTTTTCTAAATAATAACAAGGACTAATTTTTTAACTGTGCAAAAATTAAAACCATATAAAACTGTTGAACAAATTGCAAAGAAGCATCGCCTTGAAGTTTCTTTTATACAAAAACAGCTTGATATGGGAGAGCCTATAGAGCATGAGCATACCAAAGATCATAAACTTGCTACAGAAATAGCATTACAACACCTGGACGAAATACCAGATTACTATACAAGACTTAAAAAAATGGAAACTTCTGCAAAGAAAGAACATCAAAAGTTTAAAGACGTTACGGAAGGTAAAGGTCTTTGGGCAAATATCCATGCCCGCAGAAAAGCAGGAAAACCCCGCAAAAAACCTGGTGAAAAAGGATATCCAAAAACTTTAGATATTCCAGAGCAAGCTGAAATGCAAAGATATTGCCCAAGGTGTGAAAAAAATGAAACTAGAGATGCTTGTAAGTATGGTCCAAAGTATTGGGATATGTTCTCAACACCAATTACTTTAAGTTCTCATGCTTATGATCCTAATAGACCTCATCCAGCAAATGAGGAAAAGGATCATGAGTACTCTATGGCACGTTCAGAGATTTCTACGATTATTTCTGCTGCCAAAAGACTAAAAAAGAAAATGGGTAAAGGTGAGGGTAGTTTAGAAGCATGGGTTCAATCAAAAATTACTAAAGCAGCAGATTATCTAGATAGTGCAGCAGATTATGTAAATAGTGGCGAAATGAAAGCAGAAGGTGTAAGTTTTGATATTGGTCCAAGGCATAAAGAAGTAAGAACTACAAATGCTTCTAGAAAACTGCAACAAATGACAACTGCTCAACAAGCACAGTTACCAAAAGAAAAAGTAAAAAAAGTTTTAGGAACAGACCTTCCAAGAATTAACAAAGAGTCAGTTTCTATTGAAGATGCAAATGGCAATCATTATGCGGAATTTATTGACATAATTAAACCAGAACCACTAAAAGCATCAGAGGGTATTGGAAGCAGAATGTTAGGTATTGAAGAAGGTTTAAAGCAGGCACGTAAAAATGTTGGTGCTAGTAAGTGTTGGGATGGTTATAAGGCAAAAGGAACTAAATTGAAAAATGGGCGTCAAGTTCCAAACTGTGTTCCTGAAGGAAAAACTTTTGATGATTTTATGGAGGCAGTTGACAAGTCCAAGATGAAGTGCAACTCCCCAAAGTCTGATCCCGTGGGCGATTCGCTCACGGGTAAGTCTCATGTTGTAAAAGCATGTTCTGGTGGTAAAGAAAAGATCATTCGTTTTGGACAAAGAGGAGTAAAAGGATCTCCAAAGAAAAAAGGTGAGTCCAAAGAATACGCATCTCGTCGCCACAGATTTCAAACAAGACATGCAAAAAATATTGCAAAAGGACCAATGTCCGCTGCATATTGGGCAAACAAAGTTAAGTGGTAATACAAATGAAAAGTTTTAAACAGTTTCTTTCAGAAAGCGTTACCATACAAGGAGATTTCAACGGAAATCTTTATATGAATTCTTCACAACCAGAAGAGGCAAAAGAGTCTTTTGTTGCTGATGTAGTTTGGGAAGGAAAAATATACCGTATGGAAATTGAAGGAAGTATGATGAGTAAAAATGAACTTGCGGAGCATTTGCAGGGAGAATATCCTGGCGCAATTGTTCATAATGTTTATCCCATTTCACAAAGTTCAGTAACAGTTAAAAGCGCACAAAGATACAGACCAGAAAGATTATCTTGGAGTGATTAATAATGGCTCAGTGGAATAAGAATGAACAAGACTATCTAAATCAAGAGAGAAGTCTCTTTGAGGTTTTTAATATTGCAGATCATTGGGGAAACCAAACTGATTGGCGTCCTCAATTTTCTAACAGCAACAGACTCAAAGTTGCCCCATATCAAACAGTTTTCTTCAATACTTTTCAATATGGAAAAGAAACTGATGTATGGGATGAAAGAGTAGTTGGAGTTGGAACTGCAACACATAATGTAAATGCCAGCAATGTTATATTGCAGGTAGGTTCTACTGCGGGAAGTAGAGTCATCCGTCAAACCAAACAGGTGATGAGATACATTCCAGGTAGGAGTGCAACTCTGGCATTTGCGATTCGTCTTGAACAACCACAAGTCGGTATTCGCAGAAGATTTGGATTGTTTGATGAATATAATGGAACATTTTTTGAAGATGACGGTGGAACATATTCTTATGTAATTCGCAGCACTACAACTGGAATTACTACAGAAACTAGAGTCACTAGAGAAAACTGGAATGGAGAAAAGTTTGATGGAAATGGATGGACTGGAGTAACTGCAGATCCAACAAAACAACAAATGATTTCCATTAATTATGAATGGTATGGTGCAGGATTAGTTCAATTTAATTGGTTGATGAAGAATGAAACCATTCATAGTCACACCTTTGATAATTCAAATACGAATAATACAGTTTGGTGTGGAACTCCATTCTTACCAATTAGGGTAGAGATAGAAAATGTAACTGGTGTTGCGGGAACTCATTATCTCTATCAGGGGTCAAATTCTCTCATCCAAGAAGGAGAACCAGAAAAACTTGGAACTCTTTTGAGTATTAATAATCCCATCACTGGGACAACAATGGCATCTGCAAATACATTTTATCCAATCATAAGTCTTCGTTTGAAATCAAATAATTTGACTGGTGTGATGTTATTGAGGTCATTGCAAGCAGCAACAAATGATAATACTAATGTTTATTGGAGACTTGTTGAAAATGCAACTCTTACTGGTGGGACTTGGGTAGACCATCCAGACCCAAATTCTTTTATTCAATACAATATCACTGCAACTGCACTTAGTGGTGGAACTAACTTATTAAATGGATTTACTGTTGGTGGGGGTTCTCAATTAATTGAAGTTGATAGTAAAGCAGCACTACAGTTGGGTAGAAGTGGTATTGGTACAATCAGTGATACTTATACACTTGCTTGTGCATCTCCAAACACAAACAAAGCAGCACTTGCAGTATTGAACTGGATTGAACAGAGGTAAATTTTATGTCGATTCAAGATATTCAACTTAAGCAATCTGATGCTTATCTTTCTAACCCGAATTTAAAAAGAGCAAATACCTCATTCTCTTGGACAGAAGAACAGGTTATTGAATTTTTAAAATGTAAGGAAGATCCAGTATATTTTGCAAAAAACTATATCAAAATTGTTTCTCTTGATCACGGATTAGTTCCATTTAGTCTTTATCCATTTCAAGAAAAGTTAATCAATAATTTCCATAAGCACAGATTTAATATCTGTAAGATGCCTCGTCAGACTGGTAAATCAACAACGTGCGTATCTTACTTGTTACATTATGCAGTTTTTAATGACAACGTAAATATTGCTATTCTTGCAAACAAAGCATCAACCGCACGTGATCTTCTTCAAAGATTACAACTTGCTTATGAGAACCTACCCAAATGGATGCAGCAGGGGGTTCTACAGTGGAACAGGGGAAGTTTAGAACTGGAAAACGGATCAAAGATAGTCGCTGCCTCTACAAGCGCCTCTGCGGTTCGTGGAGGATCATATAACATCATATTCCTGGACGAATTTGCATTCATTCCAAACCATATTGCGGATGATTTCTTTGCATCCACCTATCCTACAATTTCATCAGGTCAAAGTACAAAAGTTATTATAGTTTCTACACCTCGCGGTATGAATCACTTTTACCGCAAGTGGCATGATGCAGAAAGAGGTAAGAACGAATATGTGCCTACTGATGTTCACTGGTCAGAGGTTCCTGGAAGAGATGAAAAATGGAAAGCATCTACAATTGCAAACACTTCAGAACAACAATTCAAAGTTGAGTTTGAATGTGAGTTTTTAGGATCTGTTGATACTCTTATAAATGCTTCAAAATTAAGAAATTTAGTTTATGAAGATCCTATAAAGAAAAACAAAGGATTGGATATTTATGAAGATCCTATTCCAGAACATAATTACATGATTACAGTTGACGTTGCAAGAGGAATAGGAAATGATTATTCTGCATTTGTAGTTGTGGACATAACTGCATTCCCATATAAAGTTGTAGCAAAATATAGGAATAATGAAATAAAACCTATGCTATTTCCAAGTGTTATAGAGCCTGTTGCAAAAGCATATAATCATGCTTGGATATTGGTTGAAATTAATGATATTGGAGATCAAATAGCAAACATACTTCATTATGATTTGGAATATGATAATATTCTTATGTGCTCACAGAGAGGACGAGCTGGGCAAATAGTTGGAACTGGTTTTAGTGGCAAAAAGTCTTATTTGGGAATTAGAATGACTGCTGCTGTTAAAAAATTAGGTTGCTCTAATTTAAGAACATTAATAGAAGATGATAAATTATTAACTAATGATTATGAAATTATTAGTGAAATGACAACGTTTATTCAACGTAATAGCACCTTTATGGCAGAAGAAGGTTGTAATGATGATTTGGTAATGTGCCTTGTTATTTTTGCATGGTTAGTTGCTCAACCCTACTTTAAGGAGATGACGAATGATGATATTAGAAAAAGAATATATGAAGAACAAGAAGATCAAATAGAAGCAGATATGTCACCTTTTGGATTTATATCAACAGGTCTTGAAGATAGTTCAACATTCACAGATCCTAATGGAGATACGTGGCATTTTGATGAATATGGGGATAGAAGTTACATGTGGGATTATATGTAAATGGACTTAGACGATCAATTTAATTTAGAACATTTATTATTGACTGAAAGAAAATGTAGAACATGTAAAAAAACAAAAATGCTAACTGATTCTTTTTATAAAATTAGAAAAAAAACCACATTATCTTCATCATACTCTTACGAATGTAAAGAATGCACAATACAAAGAATTATTGAATCTAAAAAGAAAAAAATTTATAGCAATAATTGGGAATACCCAGATTGGTGATATTGTTCATGCACCGTTTCCCCAGTTGAAAGAGATAAAATAATAAATATTTCTAGAATAATCTTGGATTATAAGGAGAAATAAGATGCCACTCAATTTAGCATCTCCTGGAATAATTGTAAGAGAAGTTGATCTAACTTCTGGTAGAGTAGATCCAACTTCAGATGCAACTGCAGCTTTAGTAGCACCATTTGAAAAAGGACCAGTAGAAACTGCTGTTGTAGTAACAAATGAGCAAGAGTTATTAACCAATTATGGTAAACCATATACCGTTGGAAATCATTATGAGGGATGGTTTGCTGGATCTTCATTCCTAGCTTATGGTGGAAATTTACTTGTTTTGAGATCTGATGGATCAAATTTAAAAAATGCTTTTGTTGGAACTGCATCAAGCATAAAAATTAAAAGTTATGATGATTATGTGAACAAGGGATATGATGAAACTTCGATTTCAAATGTTACTTTTGCCGCTAGAAATCCAGGTTCTTGGGCAAACGGAATAAAAGTTGCAATTATAGATGCAAAATCTGATCAAATTTTAACAGGAATTACAACTTTAGGAGGATTATATACTCCAAGAGTTGGTTATGCAGTAACTCAATCTGTTGAAGGTAGAGTAAACATTGGCGCAGGAACAACTTCAGTTTTAACTGGATATATTAAGGGAGTAATTACTGGAGTTTCAACAAATCAAGTTGAAGTAAAAGTTTTAAGTCATGTTTCTGCTGCAGGCACAGAAACACCAGTTGATTATCAACCACAAGGTTTATGGAGATTCTCTGCTTC